GTAGTGGTTAGGTAATCAACCATCTTATCTTCAAAATTCTCACCAAATTCATTCTTATAGTCTTCCATTAATTCGAATGAATAAGTGGCGCCTAGTTTACGAGTTTTAGCTTCTACAGGTATTTTAGATATATTGAATTTTAGTGTATTATATGTTTTATTAGAACCAAATGGAACGTTTTTTTGAATATCTTCTTTATATGCAAATCGTAGGCCATTAACATTTGAAGTATTTAGGTTTAATACCCATACTCCTGTTTGCATATTAATCATACCAGTAATTGTTAGTACTGAAGTTAGTGGATGAATTACTCCGTTCCGATCAACTTCAGCAACTTTAGTAAAAGATGTAGCACCACTTAAAGTTGGTGTATCAGCCATTTCAATAACTAGTGTTCCTTCAGAAGGAATCTTAGACAATGTGCCGTTAAAGTTGACTACAGTGTTGTTGGTACCATCGGCAAGAATAGTATCGTGAACTTCAGTCTGAGGAGTAGAGTAATTATAATCTCCATTGCTCCAAGGATAGATGTTACCTTCACCAAAAGGACTACCGGTAGCTACAGGATTACCATCTAGACCTTCAACATAAGCATCTAAAAATCGAATCCAACCAGTAGAACTCTGTAGGGGCTGTGTAGATATTATTTGGTTAGCTATAAGTTTGGGGAATAGACGACGAACTAATGGTAACACAATTTTGGGTAGATATATCATATTCTGCATAGTAGTATCAGCCAAAAGGGCCTGACGAGTATTTGCTAGAACAATTTTGAGGTTATTGCGCATAATGGGATTTTTTACATTGGCTAATAACTTAGCCTCAACATAAGGCCATGCCTTTGAACTTAATAGGGCTGTATAATCTTTACTCATTAAATAATACACTCCTTATATAATTTTAAATATTTTTAATTGCTAGTCATTAATTCCAGCTATACGTAAAATTTCGGCACTCATTTCTTCTATACCATCATATCTATTAGCTAAAATCGTTGAATTGGTTTTCCATCCTGTACGGTTAAGAACATTAACCGGTTTTACAATATTTTTAATTTCTTTTTTAGTTGTATTATTTTGTATTTTGTTTGATACAAGTGTTTTAGATTGTTCAGTTTTTGTTTTATTTATATATGCGAGTACGGCTTTATTTACTTTGTTTGTTTTGTTAATTGCAGCTATAAGAGCTTCTGAGCTTTTTGCCGTTACTACTTTAGAAATAATTATTTTATATTGATTTAAAACTTTATTTGCGATATCAATATCAATTTTATTATCAGTTAAATTCTTTTTGATATTCTCAATACCAGATGAAAGTACAGTATAAACATTTTTATATTGATTATTCATTTTCTTTGCAATTAAATAATTTAAACTGGCCTTTTTAAGTTCTTCTTTTTTGCTTGCAATAATCGCATCTTTTTCTTTAGATTTATCAATTAATTCTTTAACCGTTCCAGCAACTAATTTTTCTTTGATCATTCCTAAAACTAATTCTTTTGCCATTAAACCATGTTCAAAAATCTCATTTACTTTATTTTTATATTGTTTACGTAAAGATGACATTAATACTTCATCTTCTACATCTAGTTTTACATCTTCATTTTCTTCATCATCCTCTTTATCTTCCTCACTCTCTTCATCATCATCTTCTTCTTTTTCATCCTCTCCATCTAGTTTTACATCTTCATCTTCTTCATCTAGTTCTTCATCTTCTGATTTTTCGTCAATATTTTCTTCATCAATAACAATTTCATTAAAAAAGTCTTCAACTAAACCTAGAATTGCTGGTAATTCCGCAGAATCAACAGATTCAGTCTTTTCTTTATCATCTTTCTTTATTGTTACATCATATTTATCGCCATTCTTACTTATTGTTATATCCAATCCCAAGAAATTGTAGTTTGATTCATCATCAATAGCTTCTTCTACCTTTTCAATAACCTTTTCATTAATTGGTGGTTCAGATTGTGTATTATTTTTTTTATTCAATTCTTCTATATTATTAAAATCAACTATATCTTCAGAATTCTCAATAATATCATATTTATTAAGAACATTTTCTAAGGCTTCATCCACCGCCACTTGAATTAATTCTTTATCGATATTCATTCTATAGTCCCACCCTTATAACCAATCTATTAGATTGTGTCTTTTATTAAATTTAATTTATTTTTTAAGTCTTTAGTATTTAATTTTATTTCCTGTGTCTTTTTATTAATACTAGAAATTTGTTGATCCAAATCAATAATATCTAACTCTTTTTTGAATAAATCAACTCCAAATTTGATTTGAGCAGCATTTAACTCTCTATCGATATCTTGATCATCAATCAAATTTAATGTTTTTTTGATAAAATCATTTAATGTAATAGACATGTTTAACATACTCCATTCATAATTAATTTACTTTTTATAAACCTTTCTAATAGTAGCCATAATTGCTGTTTGAATAATTTCTTTAAGCTCAGACTCTGATAAAGATATTATTTTATCTTTAACTTTTATATGTGGTTTATTATCAATTTTAAAAACGGAGCCCATTATAGATTTTACATATGCATCAGAATATGCTGGGTTATGTACAGCATCGTAAGATATAAGAGTAAATTCATTAATTGTATCAATATTATTTAACCCATAACTAATATCCTGATCTGTGATTGCTCGAATAGATACTCCAACTTTAATCTTATCTTTAAGTAATGAGGCTAAAATCAATCCGTTTGGTGTATCTAAAGTTTCAAACTTTCCTACAACATAATTACCATCCATTGCTAAAGATGTAATTACATGGGAAACGTTCTTAAGAGAAACTGTGGCAATACGATTAACATCATTAATATCATCTGGATGATCCAGTTCACCCAAGAAATGACGATTTTGTACTTCTTCTTCAATCTGATTTAAAGCTGCAGATAAAACATGTTTTGGAAACCTATGTCCATTTGCATTTGAATCGTCACATTTCTGAAATACAGCTTCTGCAATAACCTTGTTTCCTAAGTTTCCTTTTACATCACTTAGAATAGTATATTCAAGCAATGGATTGACTATTGATCGAAATAAATAGCGTTGTGGACTAGCTATCATATTTAATTCAACACCTTACTTAAATTTCTTAATTATATTTTGTTGAATTTATTCTTCTTCTAATGTTTTAAAATCGAATGGATCCATTTTAGTTTTTGTTTGCTTAGATGATAGTCTTACTGATTCTTTAATTTGACCATCAACTTGTTCTACTTCTTCATCAGAAGGCACCTCAGAATCATCTGGGGATACTGTAGTTTCCTCTGATATAGATTCATCTATTGATTCTTCATCTTCTGCTATTTCTTCAAATTCATCTAATTCACCATCAAAATATTTTTCCCTTTCACTATTAAGGTTATCTATTTCTTGATAAATGACTTGATAAATGTCTTCTTTTATTTCATCTAATTCTTCAGGATCTGCTCCACTTTCTTCAGCAATAGATACTAATTCATCAATGAGAGACTCAAGATTTGATTCTCCCATTTCTTCATCTTCCATTTCTCCGTCTTCAAATTCTTCAAAACCTTCAAAATCTTCAAATTCTTCATCTTCAATTTCAGATTCTTTATCTTCAGAATCTTTGTCAATTTCATCTTCAATTTCGAATTCTTTATCTTCAGACTCTTCATCAACTTCATCTTCAAATTTTTCATCTTCAATGATGATACTTTCTACCGCAGGTTTTCCATCTTCTATTTTTTCTTTTACTTCTTTAGCAGGAATCAGTTCATCGATTTTAGCACCAGGAGTATTTTTGTTTATTATATCTATGGCTTGACTTTCAGCTTGATCAAGTATATTTGTTAGATTTGAAAGCATTTGATCAAGTTTTGGATCAGAAGGATCTGTAACACTAATTGCATCAATCTTATCTTGCAATGTAACTTTAATCGTAACCAGTTCTGTTATTGCATTAAGATCTGGAATAACGTCAATTGAATTTTCAATGATAGATATTAAATCGTTACCCTTTTGAATAATTGTATCCATTTTTTCTATATTTAAATTTTCAGAATTTTCTATTGACTGATTTTTTAGTTCTTTTGAATCTGTATCTGAGGCCTCGACATCAGTATTAGGAATATCATCTGATGGAATATCAGTTAATTCTTGATCTAGATTTTCTTCTAATGGTGTGGCAATGGCAGGATTCATTGAATTTGTCTTTACATATTCATCCGCCTTTTTCTTATCATTTGTTTGGAATATAATCTTATCTTGGCCATTTTCATTTTTTATAACAAAGTAGTTTCCAGCGGAATCTGGAACAACCTTTAAATTAGCTGATGTAAGTGAAACTTTCTTTTTTGATACCTTAGTATCAACATTTGTTGTTGATAAAATACTTGATAGTGCATCATGTAAATATTCTCTAATTACAAATAGATCTATAGGTGTTACTGTATCTAGTTCGGAATATATTTTTGAAACAATTGAATTATAATTTGAATTATAATTTAAATTATTACATTCTATTATACTGATTAACTGACATAACATATTTTTTATATCATTTTTAAGCATTTCTTTTGACATAGAATATATAGCCTCCTAATTTAATATTTTTATTAAAATTAATTTTAATTTTATATTTATTATTCTTTTATAACAAATTATTTTCTTCAGATTCTTCTGTAGTAATTTCCTCTCCAGTTTCTTCACCTTCAGACCCTAACTCATCCAGGTCAACCAATCCCATTGGGCCATCAAGCATATCATCCTCTTCATTTATACCAAGATCTTCAGTAGCAAGTTCTCCTCCGATAGGTTCTCCCATTGGTATACCTCCACCACTCATTGCATTAAAATCTTCTGTGCTCATTTTACCCGGTTTTTGTTCTGAAAATATTACTAAATTATTTTGTACAGAAACCATTTTAGACATTTCATCTATGTCATCATCAGTTAGACCAATAATATTTTTAAGAACCCATAATTTAGGAATGTTTGGAAAACTATCCATAATAGAATTTGCCGTAGCTAATCGATTATTTAAATTTTCAATTCGAATATTATC